TGAAGCATCAGGGGATGGCTATCGTTTCAGAGGCAGAGGTTGTATTCAACTTACAGGGCATGAGAATTACTACCATGCAGGACAGGCTTTAGGGGTTGATTTTGTTATGCAACCTGATTGGGTTTCTACTCCTAAATATGCGGCACTAACTGCTGGATGGTTTTGGAGCACCCACAAATGTAATCCACCTGCGGATGCACTTGACCATGTTAAGTTAACTAAGATTATCAATGGTGGAACAATTGGTTTGGATGACCGAATTAAACACACCAATGAAGCATTGACAGTTTTAACATAAATAACCCTGTCATATTGCTATGACCAAATATCAATATGCCTAAAAAATATTCTGATGATGAGTTTATCGCAATGTGGAATATCCACAAGTCACCATCCAAGGTTGCTAAAGCATTAGACATGGATATGCGTCAGATTTACAGAAGACGTAAATCAGTAGAAATTAAACACAAAATTAAACTTGAAACTGAACTTGAAGATATTACAAAAAATGTTATTCAATACGTTTCTACTGCTCACACACACAATGCTAGGCAAAATCTTGGTATCTTAAATGGTACTGTTATCGTTTTTTCTGACGCTCACTTTTGGCCTAATGAGAGAACAACTGCTTACAAGGGATTGCTTTGGGCTATTGAGAATCTACAACCCAATGCTGTTATCAACAATGGGGATGCCTTTGATGGGGCTTCAATTAGCAGGTATCCAAGGATAGGATGGGACTCTAAGCCTACTGTACGAGAGGAATTAAGAGCCTGTGAGACTGCTTTAGGTGAGATTGAGGAGTATGCCAAGATTGCTAGGCATAACGTCAAACTGGTGTGGCCTTTGGGAAACCACGATTCTAGGTTTGAAAATATGTTGGCACAACACGCAGGACAATTTGAAGGTGTCCAAGGATTTAGCCTGAAAGACCATTTCCCTGCATGGATTCCATGTTGGTCATGTTGGGTAAATGAGACTGTTGTTGTTAAACATCGGTGGAAAGGTGGAGTTCATGCTACCCATAACAATACTGTTAATTCAGGCACTTCATTTGTAACTGGTCATTTACACAGCTTAAAAGTTACCCCATTTACGGATTACAACGGCACAAGATACGGAGTGGATACGGGTACTTTGGCGGATATTGATGGAAAACAATTCGTAAATTATTTGGAAGATTCACCCGTCAACTGGCGTTCAGGTTTTGTTATTTTGACTATAAAAGACGGAAAATTAATAATTCCCGAATTGGTGCAAAAGTGGTCAAAAGATAATATTGAATTTAGAGGCGAAGTAATAAATGTTAAAGCATATTAAAAAAGGGGGTTATTAGCCCCCTTTAGATTAGTCTTCTTCGCACTCGTCTTCTTCTTCGTCATCCTCAAACTCTACCCATTCTTCATTGAGTTCATCATAGATGTACCACACTTCGTCTTCGTCATCAAACCACCAAGCATAACCTTCTTCGTCATACTCAACGTCTGACCAGTCATCTTCATCATCAAACTCGTCTTGTTCAAAGTCTTCGTCTTGGTCATCAAAGTCAAATAACTCATCTTCTTCCTCTTGCATTGTTTCTACAAATTCTTGAATTTCTGCAAGTTTGTAAAACTGGTTGCTTGATGCAGTTAATGTTAAACCAAAAAAGTCAATCTCAATTGTGTAATCCATATTGTTCCCCTGTTTATAAAGCCTAAAGCCTTTGTAGCAATGCGCCACAAATGAATCCTAGACCTATTTAATGATACAAATATGGCATTTTTGGGCAAGACAGAACTAAGTTCTCAGTCCTGAATTGCCAATAAAGACACAACAAAAAGTAGTATAACAAGCATACCAATAGCACAACCTATGCCAAGGACTGTCACTAACATGACAACATTACTCATGGTTAACTCCTTTAAAAAGACTTGTCCTATTAATATGAGGAAATCCACTCTCTTTCGCTTTTACCTGACTTAGACCTTACAAGTCTCCCAGTCTGAACAATTAGACCTTGTTTCTCAAGTTCGTTTAAACGCCTTGAGACCTGACTTTTATCTAACTTAGTATGTTCGGCTATCCCATCCTTTCCAAGTGCTCCAAAGGTCTGTAAACACTCCAAAATCTGTGTTTGATGGTGCTTGGCAAAGTCTTTGACTGACTGTGCCGCTTCATGTGAGGTTTGTGGGTCGTTTTTACGAGCCAATTTAAAAGGTGGTGAGTTTAAGAATTTCTCAACTGCACCGCCAAACCATGTTTTATCCAAAGAACTCATTATTAACTCCTGTTAAATTAAATCAACTAAAACCATTTCGTTTAAATCCACTTTAAAAAACTTTTCGCCACTTTGTACATACTTGTTTTTTGATTCTTGCAAAGGTGATTTCAAAACTCGTTTAGCAGTACAAATAAAGGCTTTTGTGCCATCCTTGTTAACTGAGACAAAATATGTTTTCATATCGTTTAAAAGAAGTTTGTCTTTTCTTTCAGGAACATTAAGGCTATCAAAAGGAAACTCTTTGGATGACCAAGAATTCCTAACTTCAACCTCAACATATCCTATTTTTTTGTTATTTTTGTAAGCAACTAAATCAACGCCATATATGTCTTCATTCTCAACAAGGTCTGTTTTAAATTTATCTTTAAACAATTTAATAACCTTGGTTTTTCCAAAATTATCGTATTGTTTATGTAAATCTTTGTCAAATTCTTTTTTCATTTAAAAGGTGGGGCTACTCGCTACGTCTATTCAGCATCCGCTTTCGCCCCGTTACTTTAGAAAGGTATATCTTCGTCTAAGTCTTGTTTCTTAGATGATTCACTCTTGGCTTTATAGTTTTCATCTCTTGGAGAAACTGCTAAACCCATAAATTTAACACCATTTTTTCCTTCTTTTATCCATGCTGATAGCCAGTAATCCTTGCCATCAACTAAGATATTTCCTTTGTAATCAGGATGTGTAGGCGTTTTTTTGTCTACTTCCTTAAACAAAACACCTGAATTGTCATACTTTTTTTCCATTATTTACTCCTTTAATTTCATCAATTTATCAACTTTTATGCTAACTTCATCTAAGAATTTAGTCACTTCTTTCTCCAGTTCATCAATGTAAGAATTGTCCCTTGGGATTCTCTTGATAAACAACTGAAGTCCATTAGGCATACGATTGTCATAACTCACGAAATAACAAAACTGTCTACCTGTACAAGCCATTTGCCATTGCATTTGGTCTATGTAATCCTTTGAAATACTGCCATCAACCAATGTTTCAATGTGTGTATGCGTCATTGGACACTTGATTTCAATTAAAGAATCATCCCCTACAAGGCCATCAGGACTCGCAGAAGACATTGCAATAGTTGGATGGTCAATAGAACCTACCTCATCAACCAAAACCCCTACCTTTGCCTCAAAAGCCGCCCTTGCCAAAGGCTCAGTCTCGATTCCATACAACATTGCTGAGTTTTGATAGGATTCTGCCACTTGACCTGTGATTCTTTCAACCACCAATTGAGCCATGTATCTAGCCCTTGATGCTGAGTAACCTGTCTTTGTTTTGGCAACAATGTCAGATATGCGAGAGGCAGTTGCTTTACCGCAACGCTGTGCAAACCATTCGGGTGTGCCTTGTTCAATATCGCTCATGCTTCCCTCGCTTTCATCATTGCGTCTGCCATGATGTATGCAGAACTCGCACACACTTGTTCACAATCATTATCTAAGTCACCAACATAAATGCCATCTTCATATTGGCTTTGCAAAATTACTTGCATAGCCTTTGCCGCAAAATAATCACGCAATGTCATGCCGTTATATTGAGATAATTCTCTACCCCATTTAAAGGCAACTGGAAATGCTGGTGCATTTTTCATTTGTACGTAGTTCATTTCAAACCACCTTTCTTGGCATCTTTAGCCGCAATAATCTTCTTCTGAGCAGAAATATCCCCACCAGTAGCCTTAATAGCGTCTGTGTGAGCCTTTTTCAACTCGTCAAGGGTAGTGCAAGCATCAATAGCCGCCAAGTGGTCTGCGAGTTCCTGTGCATCCATCGTTGGCTGAGAACCAGTTGTGGCATCCAAAGCATCATGCTCAACAATATGAAGAACCGACACCCACAAATAGCGTGTTAGGTAGGTCTGAACCGCACCCAAATTCTGCACTTCATGGCAACCTTTTAGGGCGGCTGAAGACATGGGGCTAGTGAAGACAATAATTTCTTCAGGCTTATCAACATTAACAACAATCAGTTCTGCTTGTTCTTTGTTAAATCTAACAATAGAAGTAAGACCAACCTCGTTAAATATCTCTATTGCTGGAACAACAAAATCTGCCAACTCAAAATAGTTGTATCCTGCAAACTTATTGTGGCCTGATTTCTTGAGGGATTTTTTGTGAAACTTGGCTCGTGCCTCGTTTAGTTTTTGATATACATTCATTTTTGACTCCTTTTATTTTCTGACACCCGTTGCTGTTCTTGTACTATCCACATTGCTAACAAAGTTAAATCAAAGTGTAAACTAGCGATTTCGCTACTAAACCCTTCGTACTTTCCTTCCAAGCATCGGTCGGACAACATTTTCGTTTTTGATTCTATTTGTATCAGAATCGTTGAATAATCCATTAGCATCATTAACTCCTGTCTTTGTTGAAAACTTTTGAAATGTTTTAGCCACATTAGTTTGGGCTGAATTTGTGTAGATAAACTCTTTATCAGTAATGCTGACACTCGGTTTAACAACACGTTGAACCTTTAACTTCACCCCTTTCTTTGATTTGTTGCTGAACGATTTTAAACTGGGTTGATACGGCAAAATCTCGTAGTTGTAGTCTATAGTTTTGCTCCACCACATCACAAAATCCTGTACCATCTTCTTGAGTGCCGTTCTGATTGAAATAGTCATTAGAATTTTCCAGTTCATTAAGAAAATAATCTTTGAGTTTCATACAACCGCCTTTTTTTGACGTATAGAATCCTCAAAACGCTCAAGGCGAACTAACCTATATTCATCTAATTCCTCTGAACTGTCAACCCATTTTGTAGTTATTTTTCCATCAACACGCAACTCTGCTATACGCTTGGCATAGGTGTTTAAACGATGTGTAATAATGTCTGCCATGCTTGTGAAGTCATTGGCTTGATAGGCTTCTACCATCGCTTGTGAGTCCCACAGTTGGTCGCACATTTCGTTGGCTGTCAACTCTTGTTTAACTGCATACATCTCGTCTTGAATCTTTAGGTCTGTCATATTAACTCCTGTTGTGAAACTCTATCTTCTCAGATTTATTGATTAAGGGAATCGGTGTTTACCCTATGTGCCATGTTTTTAATAAAAACTG